GTGCTTTGTATGCAGGATTTTGATCCCCAGCGGCACCACGAAGCGCCTCCATTGGAGAGTCGCCACTTTGCAAGTAGCGGTCGTAATACCCACGCTCGCTTGGCGTAAGCTTTGAAAGAATGTCTTCAGTTACCTCGGGTGCTTTCAACTCAATCCACCGATACCCCTCTGGGTACTCCTTATAGACAGGCATGCCCTCGGTGGCCTTGATCTGCGCCTCGCGCATCCGCTTGGCCATCTCTTGGTCGAACTCGGCGGTGCGGCGTACTGCCTGCTCCATGCTGACCTTGTTCAACTGCTCCGGGCGAATGCGGCCAGCGTCGAGGTCTTGCTTGAGAACGTCAACGATGTGGTCGAAGCCAAGCCCCTCACCAAGTCCTGTGCGGTTTCTTTGGATTGGGCTGTAAACCATAGTGTTCGGGTCAGCATTTGCCATCCAAGGCTCGCGGAAATCATCGGGAAGGTCTTTGATTTTTATTCCGCTGAAAGCAACATCAGAGGAGTCTTCCCATGCGCGGGCGGCCTCCGATTTACCTAATTGCTCAGTGCCGTAATGCCTGCGAACTTCTGGCGCACGATAACGATTAATGCCAACTTGTTCGCTTGGGATGTGAACAACCCCCTCCTCTGCCAGCTTACGCACCGGATCGTCCGGTGTCGCCATCTGCTTCTTGACGTAGTTGGCAAGGTTGCGGTCGATCCATTGATTGAGAGCTTTGTTGGCAACAGAATTGGGCGGCGGAGAGCCAAGCTCTGGAAACAAATCTGGCAAATCGTAGCGTTTTAAAGGCTCCATCGCCCTCTCCACGCTGCCCGACAGCCAGTTGCCGCCAGGAGGCTTGATCACGTTGACAGCAGGCTGCCCCGCTGCCTGGACGAAGTCCCTGCCAGCCCTCACTGCGGCCCTGGGCACAGCCATAGCGGCCCTGGCACCAGACAGCGGCCCGGTGTATGCCCCTCCAGCCAACTGGCCAGCCCCGGTGAACAACTCACCTACCGGTGTCTGGCTCGCGCCGCGGAAGGGCAGGCGCTTCTCAATGTATTCGGAACCGAACGGCAACTCGTAGGATTCTTTGCCGGTGACACCGGAATAAATAGCACCGGGCAGGTTCAGTAAGTCTGCCGGCAAACCCAAAGTGCCGGACACCAGACCACGGGCGACCGCCACCGGGATGTTGGCCGATGCCTCGCGGTCTTGCTGCGACTCCGGGCGGCGGCCAGCACTGCGGTAGCGCGGGGGGACGAACTGATCAAGCGGGTCACCACCAGCAGTCCGGAAGCGCGGATCAACCGGCTCGCCGCCCTTCTTCATGCGGACTTCGCCACCCTTGGCCTCGTTCAGTTCGGGCTTGTTGGTGTCGTAGGTGCCGCGGTTGCCGATGGCAGATTTGATCTTGCGGGGATCAAGCACATTGATCTCACCGTCCTCAAGCGCATGGATCGCATCGTAACCAGCCTTCTTGACAAGCTCAATGACCTCATCATCTGTCAACTTGCCACTAGGATCAAAATGCTTGAAAAACTCTTCGCTGGATTTGTTGACGTTGCTTATATTAAACGGTTTTTTTATTTGAGCGTAAACAGGAAGAACGTTTGGTTGATTGGCGCTTCCACGCCTTGTTGTCACATCTGAATATCCGGATGCAACTTCTGGCCTTTTGGTCAAATATGTGCCCGGCCCCATTGCCCCAATTCTTGACGGTCGAAATTCGGTTATGTCATCGCCAGTGCCGTGATACAACCGATCTTTGACCGCGCTGCCTTCAAGCATCTTGTCAAGGTTGGCCTTGCGCTCTGCTGCCGGCAGGGTTTTCTGCGTGCCTTTGAGAAGCTTGGCCAACTTGTCCATAGCACCAGACTGGGCCAGCTTGGCAATGCCGCCACCAGCATACTGGCGCTCCTTGGCCATCGCCGTCAGTTTCGCAATCGCCCCGGTTTTAGCCATGTCCAGACCCCTTCACAGTGCCGACATCATAAACGCCGGGGCTTGTCAAGTCCACCCTCGAGGCCAGCCACTGATCAACCGCAGCGTGCGCCCACTTCGCCATGGACTCCGACCGCATGCCCGGATCAACCAGAAGCTCGAGCCGGTTCTGACACGCCGTTGACTTTGCACAACTGACCGCGTTTGGCGTGATCGTCCAGGCCTTGTTCATATCTTTAGACTGCATAAGGGTTAACCCTGCGCTGCCTGCCGGTGTCAGCGTAGTCCTCGTCGTCCCAGTCATCCCGAGGCGGAGGGTCGATCTCGAGCCAGCCGGCATCCCGCAGATACCGCAGGGCCTGGGTGCAGGCGTCCACGAAGTCGTCGTGGGTAGTCTCGGGGAACGAGCAGATCTGGCTGACGAACCCCTCGGCCCAGTCCTTGACGTAGCCCTTCCTGGCGTCCGACTCCGGTATCCAGACCCGGCCACGGGAGATGATGTTCGAGACGATGTTCAACCGCTGCATCTTGTCGGCCCGGCCAGGGTTGTAGGCCCGCACGGGCAGGTGCGCCCGCTGGAGGTCTTGGATCAGGCTGATGCCGGCGCTCTTGTCCTCGATCAGCAGCAGATCCACCCGCTTGCGATCCTTGCCCTCGCCGAAGATCGTCTCGTACTCCTCGATGACCTTGGGCCGCAGGTCCGGGTACTGCATGCGCTCCTGCCAGCAGTCGATCACCATCGCGCTCATCGGGCCGTCCAGGGGCTTGAACACGCCGAACGTGATGCAGGCCGTCGGGTCGTTCTGCGCCTTCTCGGACGTGGCCACATCGTAGGACTGGATGATGTACTCAAACCTGGGGAAAGCCTTGCCGGCCGGCCAGAGCTTGAACATGTCCCGGCTGACGATGCCGCCCTCCTCGGGGTCGATGATCTCGGCGTAGATTTCCTGGCGGCCGAGCGTCGTCCCCTCATATTGAAGGATCTGCTTCCTGAAGTTGTCCGACAGGTTCGCAAGGTTGGCGTAGGTCGATGCGGTGGTCAGGACAACGTCATCGCCCTCGCGGCCCACCAGCTCGACTATCAAGTCCTTGGGCTTGGGCGTGGTGGTGCAGATGATCCGGGTGCGCTGGCCCAGGCGGACGCCAAACTGGATCTGATCCCAGGCTTCCTGGAGATAGTCCCAGGCGGCAAGCTCGTCGCACCAAGCCCCGTGGAACTGCGGCCCGCGGAACCGCTCAGGCTCGGACGCCGGGATGCCCTTGATGAGCGAGCCGTTGATCAGCTTCAGCTCGTGGAGAGCCTTGTTGTAGTCGGCCACTAAGGCAGAGGGGATCACGGTCATCAAGCCGGAGTCGCCCTCAAAGCACGTCGACCGGACATCGCTCGAGGTAGGAGCCGCCACCAGCCAGCGGGTGCCGGGCATCTCCCAGGCCCACCAGCCGATCTGCTCCGCGGCCGTCCGGGTCTTGCCAGCACCGCGGCCAGCGAGCATCAGCCAGATCGACCACCAGTCCCCATGAGGCAGCACCTGATGCTTGTGCTGGGCCTGGAACCATGACATCCGCCATGCCCAGGCCAGCTTGAACTCCGGCCTAGCCGCCTTGAGACTCGCCTGGACCTCCGGGTCGGCGAGGATCTCGGCCACGTCAGTCATCGACCTGCTTCTTCAACTCGACGTTGTTGAGCATCGCGGTCAGCAGGGCCTCGGCCTGCACCTCCGCCTCAATCTTGATGGGGCTCTCAGCGTCCCCAGCCAGGGCCACCCGCTCCCCGTACTTCTTGGGCTTGAGCTTCATGGCCGTCCACTTCCTGGCGTCGATCCGGTTCTTCTGCCATTGCAGGAAAGCACCGTCCAGCTTGTGCTCGATCACGGCCCCGGTCTTCTTGTCAGTGACCACTACGATCTCGGGCTGCTCGTCGGCAATGGCGATGATCTCGTCGGCCAGGGTGTCAGCCTGCTCATCGCGGGCGCGGGCGTATTGGTCGGCGAACTCGGGGTGGCGCAAAAGCCAATCGTAAACCGTCGACCTGTCTGGCATCCCTGGCGTCTTGATGATCTCCCTCAAGCTCTCCCCTTCCGCTATCCGTATACAGATCACATCGGCGATGTGTTGTTGGAATGTGGATGGAGCGCCCACTTTGTTT